GGAGGCATTGATCTCGGACTTAAACGAGCAATCCCAGATCTGCGCACAATCGCTTTTAGCGAGATCGAAGGTTACGCCTGCGTGAACTTGGTCACTAAAATGGAAGCGGGACTCTTGGATGCAGCACCTATATGGACGAATCTTAAGACCTTCCCTTGGTCAGATTTTTCTGGAAAGGTGGACATCCTCTCTGGCGGCTACCCATGCCAGCCATTCTCAGCCGCCGGCAAACGTCTTGGCACAGAAGATCCCAGACACCTCTGGCCATTCATCGCAAATGGAATTAGACTCATGCAGCCCAGACTTTGCTTCTTTGAGAACGTCGAAGGACACATCAGTCTTGGACTCCGAGCAGTCATTGAAGAACTGGGAAGCCTCGGTTACAAAACGACGTGGGGCATATTCAGCGCGAGTGAAGTTGGCGCTCCTCACCAAAGAAAGCGGATCTTCATCTTGGCCCACCTCATCGACGAGGGATTACAAGGGCGGTTATGTGGGAGGACGCATCAGGAATGGAAAGATTTCAATGGATACGCTGGATGTTGCGGTGCAGGCGGTGGAAGCAGGCTGGCCAACTCCGACAGTGCAGGAAGCAGGAAAGATTGGAAACAAAGCCAATTATGGACAGTTGGGACTGAGCAATCATCCAGCAATTGTTGGAATCCCAAATCGACCCAAGGGCATCAAGGATGGCCTAGTCGTCCCGGAGAATCTCAATACGAATGGGAACCGTCCAGAGTCGTGGGCGACGCCGAGGGCAGGCAAGACCACGGACGAGAACCCGGAAACGTGGGCGGCGAGGCAAGCCAAGGGCAATGTGGCAACAATGCCGCTGACATTGCAGGTGAAGAACTGGGCGACACCGAGAGCCGAGATGGACTCGGAAGCGCACCACGGTATCCCAGACACACTGCACAGCCAGATGAAGACATGGGCAACGCCACACGCGAATTGCTCAACGGGAGCGGGTCATGCGCCGGGAAAGACCGGTGCGCCAAACCTGCAAACGCAGGCCAGTGGCAAACTCAACCCCCGCTGGGTCGAGACGCTCATGGGTCTACCCGTGGGCTGGACTATGCCGAGCTGTCAGTCACCTGTGACAATCGCACCGACGAACTCCGACTCCTCGGCAACGGAGTCGTCCCCGCCACCGCAACCCATGCTTTCTTAACTTTAGTGGAAGAACTCAATGAATCTCCGTCCCTATCAACAATCTGCCGTTGATTTCTTGCAGCGTAAAAATCGAGGTTTCGTCATCGCTCCCGCCGGCGCTGGCAAGACCTTTATCGCTGCGGCTGCTTTACGCCAGGGCATGCAGTCAGACTCTCCTGCACCGTTTACTAGCCAGGCTCGCATCGTCTGGCTAGCCAACACTCGAGAGCAAGTGCAACAGGCACTCGACGCGGCTGAAAAGTTTGGAGTCAAGATCGAGGCCCATTGCGTGGCAGCACAACCCGACTGCTCCTCCGCTCACGTCATCATCGTTGACGAGGCTCATCATATGCCGGCCGTCACCTGGGCGTCCACAATAGGCCGGTGCAAGGGCATCGTCTGGGGGTTCTCGGCAACACCTTGGTCAGATCCCGAGCGAGATCTGCAGCTCAAAGACTTTTTTAAAGAATTTTACACCGTGCCAAGATCCGAGGTCATGGCGACCGGCAGCATTACTCAGGGTGCAGTCGTCGCGCACAATCTTGATCTGCCGAGCCAGTTCGACCCTGAGATCGAATCTAGCACCGTTGCAGAGACCGCACGCCGGTGCCGTCGCTTTCCCTTTATTGACCGGAGCGAACACGAACGCCGGGCAAGGTGGCAGGCCACCGCTGATGTCGTGAAAACAAATGGGAAACGGAACGCCAAAATCATCGACTTAGCGACCAGCGAACCCGGCAGCATTCTGATTTTGGTCTCAACCGTCGAACACGGTGAGCGCCTGCAAGCCGACATCGCCGACTCCGTTGTCGTTCACGCAAAAATTGGTAAGAAACGCCGCATTGAGGCCATTGAAAGATTTCGCAGTGGCGCACTGCGCTGCATGATCGCTACCAGCTTGGCCGACGAGGGACTTGATGTGCCGCGGGCCAGCGTGTTGATCCTCGCCGCAGGAGGTAGATCCGCGGGGAAGCTCGAGCAGCGTGCAGGCCGCGTGATGCGGGCACATGAGGGCAAAGAATTTGGAATTGTTCACGACTTTGTTGATGCCGGCGCCGCGCTGGCTCACGCTCAATTTCACGCCCGAGTCAGAACCTACCACAAGCTAGGATACAAAATTTCACGTCCACTATGAATTGCCCACACTGTCACAAACCCATCAACGCTGCGGCGCTCTTGGGATCAATCAAAACTCCACGCAAGGCGCAGTCCGCACGCATCAACGGCAAGAAGGGTGGCCGACCAAAAAAGAAAAAATGAACAGCCCAAGTGAAACCCTCCGCAACATTGAGTTTATTTTACGCAAGCATGCCGACAAATTTAACCACGGCCCAAACATCTCTGGCATGAAGCCAAATAATGACCGTGACCAAGTTATTACGCGCCGTGACTTTCTTACCAAAGAAGAGCATGACAAGATCCTTGAGCTACACGAAGCCGGCATCAAGGCGTCGATCATCTGCGAGCGCATGTCGCGTTCGCCGGCCTGCGTGTCTCGAGTCCTAAACGGTAAACACATCACTTTTTCCAAAAAACCATGAGCGATAAAAACTACAAAAGCTACGCCGACGAGACCAACGTCGTGATCCAGAATGATACCATCGATGCGCCAAACCCCGAGCAGTACGACGACATCCTAAAGCTGTCGCACGTTACGGGTGCCAACATTAACAACTGCATCATTAATCCGTCCGGTGGCAACCATGAGGACGGCATCGACATCATGCGATTCTGCCGGTCGATCTACATCGGCAATTGCCAGGTGGGCGCCGGCGCCAAGTACGCATTCACGATCAAGGGTGGATCCACTCAGATTGATCTGTCCAACGTGACGATCACCCGCGGCGGCGGCGGCTGGGAGAAGGTTGATATTGATATTGGAAACTATTCAGACAACGCGAAGGGCAAGACGACCGACGTGCGCATTGTGAACTGCCGGCGCAGTGACGGTAAACCAATTCGGGTGCGCGTGGGCTGGGCTGATCGGCCAGTAGTGATCGGCGGCGATGTGAAGATTCTTTTCTGGCAGTCGCTGGTGCTGAAGGTCTATGTCTTTATTCTGAATCTATTCTCAAAAAAATGAACAACGGCAAGGGCGACTCACCGCGGAACTGCTTCTCCCAGCACTACCGCGAAAACTACGACCACATTTTTAACACGATCACAGGTGAAGACTGGCGCCGAGAGATTCAACGCGGACGACAAACAAAGAACAAAGTTAAGGAACTCATCCTTGAACAACTCGATGAAAGATATCTTAAGCGAAAAAAATAGTATCATAGAAGAGCAGCGCGTGCTGCTTGGCCAGTGCTACACCGCGTTTGAACTGTTAGAATTACCCATCACGCCTCAGACAATTATTTTTGTCGAGGCACTACGCAGCGAGCTACGCAACCGCTGCAAACAATAAATCCCACATGAATCCCATCTTAGAACGTGCTCGAGCGTACCTCGCGCACTGCCCACCCGCCATCTCTGGCGCCGGCGGTCACTCTACTGCCTACACCGTCGCCGTCGCGCTGGTGCATGGTTTCTCACTCAACAAGGTCGATGCACTCTGGCTGCTCGGCGAGTACAACGCAAAGTGCGTTCCACCTTTTAGCGTATCCGAATTAACCCACAAGGTGGACGAGGCTATTAAGAAGCCACATGACAAACCGGCCGGTCATCTGATCGGTGATGTCAGCGTGCGCCGGCCATCGTGCGTGTCACCGACCGGCAAGTTCATCGTGCGCTCATTGCCGGCGGCGGCGGCGCCTAGCACCGAGCTAACTGGCTACGATGCAACCAGACGGTTCCTTCAGACGGTCTTCCTTCCTACAGACTGGATCTGCATCACCAACGAGGCCCGGCACGATGAGGAGCGCGGCAAGTGGTTCCCATCGGCCAGTGGTACATTTATGCCCCAAGTGCGATGGCTAGAGCGTTTCCCCGACGCCATCTGGGATAACAAGGAAGCCGGCGCCTGGATCCGAATTAACCCCACAAAGCCAGACCTTTATGTCGGATCCGACGCCAACGTCGCGGATTTTAGGCATTGCCTGATCGAGTTCGACGAGAAACCCAAAGACCAACAGTTGCAGATTTTGCAACAGTGTCAGCTACCCATCGCCGCGATCATCGACTCCGGTGGGCGATCTCTGCACGCCTGGGTGCGCGTCGATGCGACCGACAAGGACGAGTTTGAAACGCGCCGGGACATCGTCTACGACTATCTCTCCGACTACGATCCCTGCGAGGCCAACAAGAATCCATCACGGTTCAGCCGGCTCCCTGGCATCATGCGCGGCGACATCGAGCAGAAGCTAGTGGCGCTCAACATTGGCCTATCGACCTGGCAGGAGTGGATCGACTGGCGTGATCAGTCCGAGATCGCAGATCCCACCACGCCACAGGAGCTGCTCGAGTACGATACCGAGAACGATCCTAACAATGTGCTAGGCAAGCGCTGGCTCTGCCGCGGCGGGTCGCTCACCATTGTGGGCCAGTCTGGCGTCGGAAAGTCGTCGTTTGCGATGCAGCTCGGTCTGACCTTTGGCCTTGGTAGGCACTTCTTTGGCATCAAACCAATCAGACCTCTGCGCGTGGCTTTCATCCAGGCCGAGAATGACATGGGCGACATGGCCGAGGCATTCCGCGGCGTTGTTGATGCGATGCGGTTCAACCAGTCAGATCTGGAGACCCTAAACACCAACATCCGGTTCTTTGACGAGACCGTTAAGACCGGCCTTGAGTTTATTCGGTTGGCCAGATCCATTATCGTGAAGCACAAGGCCGATTTGATGATTGCGGATCCGCTCTTGAGTTATGCCGGCGATGACATATCGGAACAGAAGTTCATGAGCAAATTTTTGCGCAACCATCTTAATCCAGTGCTAAAGGAGACCGGGTGCGTCTGGATCTGGCTGCACCACATGCCAAAACCCAAGGGCGAACAGGCTAAGGGCACGGTCAGCGACCTGGCCTACGCCGGCGCCGGATCCGCGGATCTCACCAACTGGTCTCTAGAGGTGGGCGTCCTGCAACGCCAGGGCGACGATCCGAC